TTCGGAGCCGCATCAATTCCACCGCCCTCAGCCACGGTCATCGGCTCTGGCCTTGCTGTGCCTGTGTCGTTTGGCGCCGCAGCCGTTTCAGCTACGCGCACGATTTCTGCCACTGGGCTCACCGTACCCGTGTCGTTTGGCTCGGCCGCCGTGCAGCTCGGCGCCGCTGCAATCTCCGCGATTGGGTTGGCTGTGCCTGTGACGTTCGGCGCTCCCACTGTAGCGGTAGATCAGCGAGTGGTTGCGCAGGGGCTGTCTGTGCCTGTGAGTTTCGGCCTGGCGGTGTGTGGCTCGACAACTCAGACAATCAGCGCTCAGGGCCTGGCGGTTCCGGTTGGCTTTGGCGCACTCAGCATTACCGCGAACCCAGGTCAGCGTGTGCCGCTCGGGCCGCGCAAGTATTTCCCGTCAGGCGAGGTGACTCGTTTCGTACCGCTGCAATTCCGCAAGAGGCTATAATGGACAAACACACATTTCAGCGGTATCTGAAAATAATGCGTGGCTCGCAAAAGCCGCTACCGCGTCAGCTACCGCCCGACGCTCAGCGGCGGCGCTACACGCGCGCGCTACGTGGCCAGGTGTTGTCTGACGCCATGACTTTGGTACGTGAGCGCCTGGTGCCGCACCTCGAAGCGCTCGCCGGTCGAGCGTCTAGAATTGCCACGGATTCAGTTGCTATCGCTGACGCGGCTGACGACATAGGCGATACGATCGACGGGATTGAGACTAGCTTTTTCCAGCGGTGGACTCGCGAGAGAATGGCAGCGCTAGTCCACCCGATTGCGGTCGAGACAGAGCGCTACCAGGCGGTGCAGCTCAACCGGCAACTCCGGTCAGCCGTGGCGGTTGACGTGGTGGGCTCTGAGCCGTGGCTAGGGCGGGCTATCGACGAATTCACGCACGAGAACGTCGCGCTCATCAAGTCTGTGGGCTCGCGTTTCTTCGATGACCTAGAGTCTCACCTCAAACGCGAAATCGCTGACGGCACTCGGTGGGAGGAATTGGCCGGCATCATAGAGGAGCGCTATGGCGTCGCCGGCTCGCGAGCGGAGCTGATCGCGCGCGATCAGGTGGGCAAGTTTTTTGGCGACCTGAACCGGGTGCGTCAGACGGACCTCGGCGTAACCAAGTTTGTTTGGCGCACCTCAAACGACAACCGCGTGCGCGAGGAGCACGAGCAATTAGAAGGTCAGGTTTTCGAATGGGCGAACCCGCCTAGCGAGGGTACGCCAGGCGAGCCCGTCGGCTGTCGGTGCAACGCGGAGCCCGACCTGACTGACCTCCTCAGCTAGGGCGTGCACCAATCCGGGCCGAACCACTCGCGCAACAGCTTGCGCGCCCGTCGGATCGTCAGCGCTGGCTTATTCGCTTCGAGCCAGCGATCCTTGATGACCATGCACACCGGGCACAACACGGTGCTGTTTTCTCGGAGCGGAGCCATTCGCTCAGGCTTGCATTCGCGCTTTCCGCGCTTGCCGCAGATCGCGCGCAGGAATCCGAAAAAGCGCCCTCGGTCTCCGCTCACCTCGAAGTGCAGTTTCTCCCCGCTACAGATTTGCTCTGGGGTGAGCGAGCGCCGGCTAGTGGCATGAACGGCGCTGATCCGTGGTGAGTACCAAGACCAAGCCGGGCGGTTGCCACTCTGGAAGTGCAGCACGTTGACACTGTGGCCGGATAGGTAGCTTAACACTTGGCCATTGAGCGTGATTACAACGTTAGTTGCATCGTAATGGCTCGCCATTTGCACCTCTGAAAGTTACCGAGCCGCGGTGTAATTCTGACGGCTCTTACAACCGGTCGCAGGATCTCCCTGCGCACCATGCACCGCGACTCGGTTATGCGGAGTTCTTGAGCACGTCGAAAGCTTGCCTGAGATCCGAGAACCGCCAAACCCAGCCGATGATCAGGGTGGTTTCGTCGACCAGCAACGTCGTAGGGTTCGCGCATGGTGTGAAAGTGCCCGTGAGAATGAGCGCCCTCAGCAACACGCGATCATCGGCGATCGAGAGCTGCACAGTTTCAACTCGGCTGCCTGAGAGGTCTCGGGCGATCAATGCATCCTCTACGACCTTGAGCGCTTGCGCGCGCACGCTTTCAGGCGGGTGCATTACAAGCCACCTTTCGCTTTGGCGATGGCTAGGCGCGCGGCCCTCACGGCACCGTCCGTTCGGTTGTCGACCGTATCGCTCACGGCGCGATAGGCGGCCGGGTGCGTAGCCAGCATTTCGCGTAGCGCCTCTAGCAACTCCGGCGCCGCCGCGATGAGATAGGCGTTGGCGCGCTCCTCTGCTGTGAACTTCTCTGAGAATTGAACAAGCACTCTGGCGTGCTGTGAGCCACGTCGTGGCGGTCCAAAAATCTCGGCGGAGTTCTCATCTACGACCCAGGGGCCTGGGGTGCGGTTTGCCATATCTACCTTTCCGCGTCACAGTTGACGCACAAAGTATCACCTCTGTTAACCACCACGTAAGCCGCTCGGCGGCAGTGTGGGCAAATCCAGTCTTTTCCGGGCGGCGGCTCGCGGAGCCAAATCAGCGCGTAGGCTCCGCGGTTGTCTCTCTGAGTGAGGATGCTGGCGATTTGGCCCGGGCTCATATTCGAATTATAACGAGCCCAGGCCGCCGCGCAAGTGATTAAACGTCGCTGTGGATTGGCGTGTCGGTCGGCTGGCGCATCACTCGACTTGCCGCGTCCACCTTGGCTTTGAACTCCTCGACCGTCTTGGAATTAGCGAGGAGCCCCACCGCCCCGAAGCAAACGCCGTGCCGCTCCAACCAAAACGCGTGGTTGATTTCCTTGTGCAGCGGCGTGAGCCATGAGAACGTGCCCTCCTCACCCTCAACCCAGCGAGCCCGAGCGCGCATGGTGGCCACGTCAGCCTCAGAGGTGACAGACACGCTCGCTGAGGCTCCAAGCGCTCCGCGGTCGTATTCGCGCTCCGCTGCGTCCAGGCAATCGACCAGCGAGCCGCGCCCGATCGTGTGGATACCTGCCGAAAAGTAATAGCAGGTCCAATAGCACTTGAACTTGTTAGGCTCAACGAACGCCACGAAATGGCCGTTGTAGTTAGCGTCAGCCGTTTGTTGCGCGTACCCCGGGGAGCCCGTGGCTGCGGCAACGCGGTTGATACCGTCAATCAACGAATAAGGCCGGGTGGGCAGGTGGAAGGTGGGCATGCCAGAACTCAATGCTCGTTTTGTGCCAGCGCGTAACCGCTAGGTTTAATTCACGGCGCTCAAGGCACACAGCGAATAAACTGCGGCGCTAGCGTCATAGCGCGAATTAACTGCGCGCAATTGCGCGTAGCATTTTCAGACAGTGTGGTGCGCCCGTGCTCCACACGAGAAAGAGTCAGCTGAACTCTTACTCAGGCTTACTCACTTTACTGTTAAGTTTCAGGTACTTGCATTCTACCAGAGTTTGAGTCAGGCTGACTCTATGGAACGCGTTCACCGCTGGGATACAGGCAGCTATGGCAAGGCGATTCGCCTCGATAACGGCATGCTCCGTGCACCCGCGCGAATTGCTCGGGTCGGGGTCCTCACCTACCGGCGCGATGACGGCACGGTCTGGCGCGAGCTGAGAGAGCCTGACGAGGTTTTCTCCGCAGACTCCCTCAAGTCGTTTGACCTAGTGCCCGTCACGAACGAGCACCCGCGCCAAACCGAGGCGCCCGCTGGCGTCACGGCCGCTAATGCCAGACAATACACCGCGGGCGCGGTGGGCCACGTCGAGCGCGACAAGCTAGATCCGAACTGGGTTGCGGCCGAGCTGTTGATTTCTGACACAGCTACGATCGAGGCAATCGAAAACGGCAAGGTTCAGCTGTCCGCAGGCTATTTCGCGGATCGTGTTCCGGCTCCGACGGGAGCTGTATATAAGGACCCCGTCACAGGCGACTCGGAGCCTTACGACTACATACAGAAAAACATTCGAGGGAATCACGTTGCTGTAGTTGCTTTTGCGCGGGCGGGCGCGGGTGCTCGTTTGATGCTTGACTCGACCGACGCTGTTGAAGTTTCCACCCAACCGGGGGCAACCCCGAACGAAAGTGAACCGATGCACAAGATCACGATTGACGGGGTCACCTATGAGGTTACTCCGCAAGTTATCGAGGCAATTTCGAGCGAGCGCAAGACCTACGCTGACTCCCTCGCCGCAATGCGCACTGAGAGCGAGCGCAATTTGGCTCGCGCCGATGCGGCCGAACTTCAGGTCAAGGCTCTGACCGCCAAGCTCGCTGAGGCGACCGACCCTAAGGCGATTGCTTCGGCTGTCGCTGAGCGAACGGCGGTCGAGACCGTCGCGATCAAGCACGGCATTAAGTGCGACGGTCTCAATAACGATCAGGTTCGGCGCGAGGTGATTTCCAAGCTCGACCCCACGATCAAGCTCGACGGGCGCAGCACTGATTATGTGTTGGCCATGTTCGACGCGGTTCAGCGCAGCGGCGTCAACCCGCTCACTCAGGCCGGCGCTGACGCTGTCAAGAACGACAGCACCGACAAGACCCCGAAGGTCACGAACGACGCGGCTAGCCTTCGTGCGAATTTCAACGCCGAGTTTTTCAAGCCCTCTGCCACCAAGCGCACCACTAGCGCCTAAGAAAGACCACCATGTCTCAAACCTCCTACACGTCGTATATGAGCACCGCGTATGACGGTCTGCCTGTGCAGATCGATTACGCGCAACCGGCTCGCAACAACGCCGCCACCGATCAAGCCTTCGGCCTTTTCGTCGCGTTCGACGGCGGCGCCGGAACCACGGATCAGGCGATCCGCCCCATGAACGCCTCTGGTGACATTATTCAGGGCGTTGTGCTGTGGGATGCGGCGCACGATCCCTCGCAAGTTCTGAACGGAATTCCGCAGAACGGTCAATGCTCTGTCCTCCGCCATGGCACTGTGTGGGTGCGTTGCGAGCAGGCGATGACCCCGGCTGATCCGGTTTTCGTTCGCTACACGCTCGCGGGCGCCACGGGTACCAGCCCCGCTCTGGGCAAGATTCGTAAGGACGCTGATACGGCCAAGGCCGTTGCGGTCCCTCGCTGCCAGGTTGTGATTGGCGCGGCGGCCGGCGAGCTTTGCCTTGTTCAGGTCAACCTGCCCTAACTGATTTCCTGAAAGGACAAACCAAATGATGTATCTCGACGACGCTCAAACGGTCTTTTTCACCAGGCAACTGGCTGAGATTGACCAACAGCTGTACAACATCAAGTTCGCTGAGCTTGAGGCTAAGCAACTTGTTGACGTCAAGCCACTGAACCCCGGCGCCGAGACGTATATCTATCGGCAATATGACCGGCGCGGCGTTGCCAAGATCACGAGCAACTACGCGACGTCCTCGCCGCGCGCCGATGTGGCGGGGCTGGAGTTCACTGCCAAGATCTACTCGCTACGCGAGTCGTTCGGGTTCAACGTTCAGGAAATTCGCGCTGCCACGATGGCGGGGCTCCCTCTTGACGCAATGCGCGCGATGGCGGCTCGGCGCGCGATTGACGAGGGCCTGAACAAGATCGGATTGCTCGGCGATTCGGAGCACGGTCTTCTCGGCCTGTTCAACCAGACCAACGCGCAGACGTACACGGTTCCGAACGACGGCACGGGTTCGTCGCAGTTGTGGGCGAACAAGACCGCTGATCAGATCGTGCGCGATATGTTCGGGATTGTCGATCAGATCCCGACCAATACCGCCGAGGTCGAGCACGCGAAGCGATTGCTGCTGCCGTATCCGCGCCTTCGTTTCGCGAACTCGAAGCGTCTCGCGGGCGCGGGCGACTCGTTCGTGACCTGCCTGAACTACTTCAAGATGAACCGCCCCGAGGTTGAGGTGCGCGGCGCGCTGTTCCTCGACACGGCGGGCTCGGGCAGCACCGCTCGCATGGTTGCCTACGACCCGGATCCGGTGAACGTTCAGTGGCTTGTGCCGATCCCGTTCGAGACGTTTCCGCCTCAGCTCCACGGGCTGGAGTATGTGACCGAGTGCCATGCCCGGGCGGGTGGTGTGGTCGCTCGCTACCCGATGACGATCGCATACGGCGACGGGATCTAATCCCTCGGGGTTCTGTCGTCGGGCCGACAGCGCGCGGCCCCACCTTGGTCAGGTCGAGGGCCGCGCGCTTCGGTTTTGAAACAGAGGGAAAACAACGCAGTAAGCAGAGGGAAGAAAATGAATACTGTCAAGGTCGTAAACAACACGCTGTCTGTCTGGAATATCGGGCCGCTCGACGTGGGGGGAGAGTGTTACACGCTCGTTCCTGGCCAGCCGAAGGTGATCCCGACGGAGTTCTTTCTGAAGTTCGACCGCAACGTGATTTTGGAGCGTGCGTTCGCTGAGGGCAAGCTCGCTCTGGTGGCTGACAGCGCCCCGCCGGCTACGGTCGATCCGTCGCTGTCGGAGCTACTCGCGCGGCCCGGCGCGCCCGCCAGCCCGGCGCAACAGTCGCTGAGCGACGTGGTCAGCACTCCGCCCCCGGCCGAGCCCGCTGCGCCCGCCGCGCCCGTGATCACCCCTGAGCAGTTGTCGTCGCTCCTCAAGCGGTAGAGAAAGGAAAACCGACCGTGGCGCTCTGGACTAAAACCGACGTGCGCAACCTTGCCCCCGAAATGGCGCTAGTGCCAGACGCCACGGTCGACTTGTTTATTTCGTTTGCTGACGGACAGCTCGACACGTCGGCGGTTATAAGCCCCGTGGTCGCTGGCTCGTACCTCACGGCTCATATGCTCAAGCTGTCGGGGTATGGGAATAACTCGGCGACCGCTTCAGTCTCCGACGCAAGCGGGCCGGTTACGTCCATCACGGTCGGCAAGGTTTCCGTGTCGTTTGCTGACGTGCTGAGCCGCGGTGTCCACCCGTCGCTCGCTATGACTCGATACGGAATTTTGTTCGATCAGCAAGTGCGCCTTTCACTCCCCTCGCCGTTCGTGTGCTGATATGCGCTCGCGAGTTCGCGTCATCAAAGACAAGACTAAGGCGATTCGAACCGCGATGGATACTCTTGCGCGCAGTAAGTCTTACGTGAAAGCGGGGCTACTAGGCACCAAAAAAGCCGCGCGCTCGGGCGATTCTCTCACGAACGCGGAGATCGGTATTATCAACGAGTATGGCACCAGCCGTCAGCCCGCCCGCCCATTCGTCAAGCCATCGTTCGACCAGAACCGAAAGGTGTACGAGAAACACCTAGCCACGCTCGCCAAGCGAGTTGTTTCCGGGCAGCGGATTAGCTACGAGCGAGCCCTAGGAATTGTGGGGCTGCAAATGGCAGCAGACATGCGCAAGTTTGTCACGCAAGGCGCGCCAGTTCCTCCGCCGAACGCGCCCTCCACGTTGCGGCGCAAGACCGCGCTGACTCGCCGCGGTTCGAAGGGCTCGGTTAGAACGCTCGTGGATTCTGGGCGCATGGTGAACGCGCTTACGCATGAGGTTGTGAGGTCGACGAAATGACTCTGTTTAATTTGTCTGGGTACGTGGATCGATACAGCACGGACACGATCACAGTTTCACGTTTCGCCGTCGACACGTTCGACTCGCAAGGTCGCGCGCTGCCTCGCTCTGCCTCTACGTTTACGTGCCTCGCGAGCGTGCAGCCCGCTGCCTCGAATTTGAACCGTGATGATGAGCGTGGGTTCCGGGCTCATGACACGATCGAGATTCTTAGCTCGACGGCGCTGCAAATGCGCGACCGCGTTTCCGTGCCAGGTCGTGGCAATTTCGAGGTCGACCACGTCAACGAGTTTTCGCCGCTCGGTGGGTATACGAGCGTTCTCGCAACGCGGCTGCACGCCAGCGAGCCGGGGGCATAATGAGCGCGAATTGGGCGAACGTAGAGAATGCGATCCAGGCAGCGGCTGCCGCCGCCTCGGGGCTCGCGGGCGCGCGCGTTGTGTGGCAGCACCAGAATCGCGACGGGCTTACCGGCTCGGCGTTTCTGACGCTGAATATAGAGGAGGACCAAGCGAACCCGTTCGCGGAGCAAATCTCCTCTGACACGCCTGGGCTACCGGCCGGTAACGAAGTCACGTTGACCTCTGTCGTTCACACGACCTTTGACGTTGTGTTCGATTATTGGAGTATGACTCCGACCGGCGCAACAGGCGCGGCGGCGGTTCTGCGCGGCGTGCGAAACTACTTCCAGCGTGACAGCGTCAACGAGACCTTGTTCGCGGCTGGAGTTGCGGTAGTCGAGGCGGGCGCGGTGCAAAATATCCCGCGAATTCTGGAAACGGTTTATGAGTCGCGCGCTCAGTTGCGAGTGACGTTTCGCGTGCGAGACAGCTCCGAAGAAACAACCACCTTCATTGAAACGGTTGAATGGACCACCACCCTAACCTAGGACTCACAAAATGGGATCTCTGAACAATATTGTTACTGTGTCGGTCAGCACTCTGACGACCGCAGTTAAGCAGCCCGGTTTCGGCGTTCCGCTTATCGCCGATTACCACACGCGTTGGAGCGAGCGCGTTCGTTTTTACTCCGACCTAGCCGGCATGCTTACCGATGGATTCACCGTCAATGACGGTGCCTACAAGGCTGCCGCCGCTGTTTTCGCTCAATCGCCTCAGGTGACTCAGCTCGCCATCGGCCGCCGTGCCAATCCGCCGGATCTCACGGTCGAGTTTACGCCTTCGGCCGTTAATACCAAGGCGTATAAGATCGACGTGATCGGGCCGGCGGGCGTGACCGGAACCGCGTCATACACCAGTGATGGCACTGCGACCGTGGCTGAGATTACGGCCGGGCTCACGTCGGCTATCAACGGGCTCGCCGCGGGTGTCACGGCTACCGACCTCACGACCGCGGTTCGGGTCAAGGCTGGGGCCGCTGGTCAATGGTTCTCGGCGAGCGCGCAGGATACCTCGCTCCTAGCCTCGCAACAGACTCACGCTGACCCTGGGATTGCGGCCGACCTCGCCGCTATCGCGCTCGAAAACGGTACGTGGTACGGGCTCACGCTGACGACTCAAGGCAAGTCGGAGACCACCGCGGCGGCGGCCTGGGCTGAGAGCGCGCTTAAGCTCGCGTTTTTCACGACCCAGGATATGGACACCACTACCGTCGTGGGCACCGATATCGCTTCGGTGCTCAAGAACGCCACCGAATACCGCTCGGCTCCGTTCTACTCGCACCGCGGTGATAGTTTCGTGGGAGCGGCGGCGCTTGGCGCCGGGTTCCCGTATGACCCGGGCAGTCTGACCTTCAAGTTCCTCCGGCTCGCGGGTGTGCCGTCGACCCCCCTGACCGACACTCAAATCGCCAATCTCCAGAGCAAGAACTGCAATTTCTACACGGATTTTGGCGGAGTCTCGATCACGGCCGAGGGCAAGGTTGCCGCGGGGGAATTCATCGATGTGATTCGAGACCGTGATTGGTTCCAGAGCCGGCTACAGACGCGCGTTTACAGCGCGCTGATCAACGCTCGCAAGGTCCCTTTCACTGACGCGGGGATCGCGGCCGTTGAGGCTGAGGTGCGCGCTCAACTCGCTGAGGCGATCTCGGCCGGGTTCCTGACTGCCTCGCCTGCCCCCGTTGTCACTGTGCCGCTTGCGTCGCAGGTCGCCTCGATCGACAAGGCTGCACGTCGGCTCAAGACGATTCAGTTTAACGCCACCCTGGCGGGCGCAATTCACCTCGCCACGATCTCCGGAACGATCACCGTCTAAAAAGGATATAACAAATGGCTACTACCTACAGCCCCAAGAAAGTGATCGTGACTTTCAACGGGCGAATTTTGACCGGCTACGCCGCGGGTACGTTCATTGAGGCGGAGCGCGAGTCTGACGCTTTCACCAAAGATGTTGGTGCCGACGGCGAAACGGCGCGTGTCGCGAGCGCAGATCGGTCTGGGCGCGTGACGCTCACGCTAATGCAAACTAGCGACTCGAACGACTATCTCAGCACCGTCGCCGCTACCGATGAGTTGACGCAAACCGGAACCGGCGCGCTGTTCATCAAGGATACGTCGGGTCGCTCGCTCGTTACGGCCGGCGAAGCCTGGGTTAAGAAAGTGCCCAAGGCGAGCTTCGCCAAAGACAACGGTGAGCGCGAGTGGGTGTTCGAGACCGGTGATATTCAGATCACCAACAACGGCAACTAGCACAATCGAGGGCGCGCGTTGAAAAGCGCGCGCCCTCACGTGTACGAGGGTACAATGATCGAAACCAAAGAAATCCAGCTTGAGACGTCTCGCGGCCTGGCCACGTTTCACGTTTCGCAAATCAACGGTGTCAAGGCCATGAAGCTCTTTCTGCGCCTCGCGAATAAATTCGGTCCTGCGCTCAGCTCGCTCGACAAGACCAAGCAATCGATGCGCGGCGCCGTCGGTACGATTCTCGAAAAGCTAGATGGTGATGAGTTCGAGCGCGTTCAAAACGAATTGCTCAACGAGTGCGTGTGTGTCCTCAAAGACGATAGCGGCGCCGAGAGTTCGGCGGAGCGCGCGCTGCCCAAGCTTGGCGAACTGTTCGCCGGTCACACGTTCGAGCTAGGTCACCTCGTAGTTTTTGCGCTCGGGGTGAACTACGGAAATTTTTTCGAAAAGATGGGCCTGAAACTAGACGCGCTCCGCGATCTAGCAACGCCATAGCGCCGCCAGCCCATCTAGTGTGGCCGATAGAACGATTGATCCTTGAACGCGTCGCTACCCGCCAAGAGATTGAGACGCACTACAATTTCGACGACGTGTTAGCCGGTAACGACGCCTTGGATTTCGCAAACGAAGTTCAGAGACAGACTCAGAAAGACGCGCAATGATCGTTCAAGAGCTAGTCGCCACACTCGGGTTTGAAGCAAAGCACGGTCAGTTTGCGAACGTGTTCGCGCTCCTCGATCACGTCAAGGACTATTTTGAAAAGGTCCTAGCCGTGATCGAGGGCGGGTTTGACAAGGCGTTTGAAGCCATCAATCAAACGGCCGAATCCGCCAACATGTTCAGCCGCGAGGCAGCTAAATTCGGCGTTGGCACTCAGGCCCTCCAAGAGCTTGCCTATGCCGCGAACATGGGCGACGTCTCGGTCGAGAGCTTGCTTCACGGTCTCAAGCTCATGTCGAAGGCTGCGCATGAGGCAGGCCAGGGAAACGCTGAGGCGCTCTCTGCGTTATCGGGCGTGCGGCTACGCGACGCGGCTGGCGCTATTCGTCCGGTCGAGGAGCTTATTTCCGACCTCTCGGCGCAATTCCAGAAAATGCCGGCGGGTGCAGAGCGCACCGCGCGTGCGCTGACTCTGTTCGGCCGATCGGGAACGGACATGATTCCGTTTCTGTCGATGGGCCCTGAGGAGATTGCGCGCTATAGAGTCGAGGCGGAAAAGCTCGGATACGTCATCAATGACAAGGTCATAGCCGCTTCAGAGAAATGGGAAACTGAAGGCAAGCGCCTACAAGGCGCGCTGACGGGCGTGCGCAACGCGTTCGCCGCTGACCTGATTGAAAAAGTCAGCGGCCTTTTCGAAAAGCTCCGCGCGACCATAGCAACCAAGGGCTTTGCGCGTGCCGTGCAGTTTTTGTCGCGTGCCTTTGGTGCTTTGCTTGACGGGCTAGGGTTTGTCGTTGACGCGTTCGAGTGGTTTCTGAGCAACGACACGCGCGTAGAGGTCGCACTGTTTGCCGTGTCCTCGGCTCTCGCCGGAGTCACTCTCGCTGCCATGTCAGCGGGTAGTGCTTCGATTGCCGCGGGCGCGGCGACCATTGCGGCTTGGGCTGGCGCGGCAGCTCCGTTCCTGCTTTTGGGAGGGTTGATTGCTCTTATTTTCGATGATGTGTACACCTATTTGATCGGTGGGAAATCCCTTCTAGGTAAATTCATCGCGGAGATCGACAAGGTCAACCCGAACGACAACGCGCTTGTGCAGCTGTTCAAGAGCTTGGCTAGCCTGGTGTTCGACGTCACCGACCCGGCCAAATGGAAGCGATTCCGAGACACGCTCGTGTCTACGTTCGTGGAACTAGCCGCCAAGCTCAAGGCCGCATTTCCTCCGCTCGTTTGGCAGATAGCTACCGCGGGCGCAGAATTCGCCGGCCACCAAGCGGCGGGCGGAGCGGCTCTCGCGGAACGCATTTTCGCAAAGTCGGAGGAAGCGCAAACCGTTGGCACTCGCAATAACGTCGAGCGCGCTAGCACGGGTGCAGTCACATTTAACAACCCCGTGACTGTGAACGTGCCGCCGGGCAGCGACGCACACGAGATCGCTAATCTTGTGTCTCGCCGAGTGCGTGAAGAGAACCTCACCATGTTGCGCGAAGCTGGCGCCGCAACTTCTGGAGCCTACGTCAAATGACACGTCTCACCTACGTTGACGCCAATAACCAGGCGCAAGAGATTCTGTTCGATGCGACCCTCTCTGAAGTTTCGCTAGCTGCCGCTGAGGTAACAGAGCACCCGATTGAACAAGGCGCGAACGTCACTGATCACTCGCGCCGTAAATCCGAAGCGCTCAAGCTTGAGGTAACCGTCACCGACTACCCGCTCACGGCGAGCGGGCGTGGAATCGGCGCCCAAGCTGAGACCGGTCGCGCTAAGGCAATTCGGCAGAGCCTTGAGTCAGCCATGGCAAACGGCACCGTTCTAATCGTCGAGACCGGCGCGAAGCTTTACGAAAACATGGTGCTCAAGGAAGTCGTGGTGAACCGCAATCGGGCCGTGAGCGGAGCGCTCCGAATTACGCTCAACCTTGTTGAGGTTCGGTTCGCTACCTCGGAAACGGTTGCTGTGGCCATTCGCGTCGCCAAGCCAGAAACCGACAAGGGCAAGAAAACCGGTAAGGCCGACACAAACGGAGCCTTAGATCAGCGCGAGTCCTGGGCTAACAAACTCTCGGAAAAGGGAATAGAGATCCCCGATGGACTCAAAAAGTTCATTTCCCCGTCAGCCTCGCGAGGCTTCTAATGTTCGAGCTGCCCACTGAATCTGATAACCCGCGGTATTCGTTTTCGATCGAACTCGACGGGTCAGAGTTCAAGGTGCGCCTGGAGTGGAATGACCGCGCCAGCGCTTGGTTTCTGGACCTGAGCGACGGGGCTGGCGCACTTCTGGTCTCTAGTCGTCGCGTGACCGTGGGCTTTCCGTTGCTGAGCCGGTTCCGTATCGCTGTAATGCCGCTTGGCGATCTGAGTGCAATTGACACCAGCGGTCTTGGCGTGGATCCTGGCTACTCAGATCTAGGTGCTAGGGTGCGGTTGGTCTACACACCCGTCGCCGAACTCCCAGCCGGCGCCGTGGTGTCAGCGTGACTACGCTATACAAGCGGCGTTACACGCTCACGGTGGGCACTACGCGCGTGACGGGGTTGCGTGTAGATTTCCACGTCAAGCGCACGCTAACCAAAGAGCCTAACACTCTGTCGGTCAAAATCTACAACCTGAGCGCGGAGAAACGGCAAACTATTCAGGGCAAGGGGATTCCGGTTGTGCTGTCGGCTGGGTACGGCGATAGCGAGGCTACGATCTATAGCGGCGAGTCTCGCCTAATTGACCACGTGCGCGACGGTGCTAATTGGGTGACGACGATCCAATGTGGTGATGGCGAGCGCGCCTACCAGTGGTCGCGGTTCACTCGAAGCTATGGGCCAAACACCCCGATCGCGCAAGTCGTTCGAGACGCTGTGGCGACCCTTAGCGTGAATCCAGGCAACCTAGAACAGGCGCTTTCACAGCCGTTTCGTGGAGGGCTGAACACCTTCGCGCATGGGTATTCCGCAAACACCGAAGCGTTCCAAGTTGTCGACAGCTTGTTGCGCTCGCTCGGTTTCACAGTCTCTATTCAAGCGGGCGTGCTCCAAGTGCTCAAGGGCGGGTCTGCCGTGAATTCTAGAGCTGTGCTGATCTCCGAGTCTACCGGCATGATCGGATCGCCGGAATACTCCGCGCCCAAGAAAGCCGGAGCGCCACCGCGTCTACGAGTTAAGTCGTTGCTCCAAGCGCAAATCACTTGCGGCTCCCTGGTCGAGATTCGTAGCGCCAACCTAAGCGGGCAGTTTCGGTGCGAGGTCGTCGAGCACGACGGAGATTTTGAAGGTAGCAACTGGTTTACGACCGCCGAGGTGAAACCGAATGAGTGAGAGAAACCCGACGCTCGGGCAGATTATTAACCAGGCCCTAGAGCACAAAATGGCCGGCCTTTACGTGGCACAGCCCGGCAAAGTGTTGCGGTTCGACGCTACCAATCAGCTCGCTGACGTGCAGCCCTTGCTATCGGAAATCACGTTTGACGAATCGGGCGCGGAACAAGCGACCGCTCAACCGACGATCTATAACGTGCCCGTGATTTTCCCAGGCGGTGGGCAGTTCGCTCAGACCTGGCCGGTGAGTGCTGAGGATCCGTGCCTTCTCGTGTTCTCGGATCGATCGCTGGATTTGTGGATCGAGAATGGGGGTAGCCTCAACCCGCTACTTCTACACACGCACCAATTGAGCGACGCGGTTGCTATTCTAGGCCTGCGGTCTAAGCCCGGCCGGTTGACTGAGTTCGATTCCACACGCGCGGTGTGGGGGGCTGTTGGCTCCGGCAAGATTCGTATCGCTGCCACAGGTGACGAAATTCACCTAGGGGTGACACACTCTCAGGCCGCGAGTCAAGCCAGCGTGCGCGGTGACGCGTACCTAGACAGCGAGGCAGATTTCTTTTCGGCGTTGGTCGACAAGCTCACAAGCGCCGGAGTTGCGCTCACTGCCGCAGCGACTTCGCTCACTACGGCCGCCGGCCAAAATGCCACGCCCGTCTATGGTGGCGCTATGGCTTCGCCGGCTTTCACCGCTGCCGCTCAGTCGATTAGCTCCGCGGCTCAATCGCTTTCGCAAATCGCCGCTGCCCTGGCGACTTTCACTAGCTCTAGCTCGAATCACAAAACCCGAAAGGCCCTGCTACCGTGAGCTATCAAATCACCTCTGACGAGTTTCTACGGGCTCAGGCTGCCGCAGCCGCGTCGCAAAAGCTCGCGCTCGAAGGCGCCACGGGCGCGCTCGTGCTTCCCGCCATTCCTGGCGTAACCTGGGCTAGCGCGCTCACGACAGAGCTGACCCGCGTTGCTGTGGGGTTGTTTGCTGGTCTGGCTGAGAAAACCTGGCAAGATGCCTCGCTCGTCAACTCGTGGGCTAACCTCAATGTGTCCACAAATCAGCGCGCGCAATTCCGACGCAATGCGCTCGGCGCCGTTGAGCTTCGAGGGACGATTGCTGGCGGGTCTGTCGGGTCTGTGATCACGTCTCTACCGGCCTACCTGTGCCCGGCGGTAACCCAAGATCTCGGCGTGTTCGCTTGCTCTGGCGGCAGCGCATACGTTACAGTCAGCCCTAACGGAAACGTGTTCTTGGCTGCTGTCTCGGCTGGCGCAACTCCCTCAACGTGGCTGTCTCTCAATGGCCTCAGTTTCTACCCGAGCTAAAATATGGCGAACATATTTCAATCACCACCTGTAGACGCAAGCGCCTCGACACGCGGGCTCGTGAGCACGGGCGCTCAAACTCTGGCCGGCGATAAGACGTTATCCGGAGTGCTCAAGGTCACTGGCGCCTTCGTTTCTGGCGGGCTCGTAGCCGGTACGCCAGCGTGGATCGGGTCTTACAACAGCTCGACACAAGCCGCGCTGTGGTTCTCGACTCCGTCAACTACGAGTTTTGTTCTGCGCGGCAGCACGGCCGGAGCTACCGACCTCAACGCCTGGGGCGGCAATGGCGTTAATATCCAGCAAGCCGGCGCGACCGTCGCGAGCTTTTCCAGCATCGGTCAACTCACGTGCGCCGAGCTGACGATTCCGAACGGAGCTAACGGGATCATTTTCAGCGGCTCCCGAGTCTTCACCTGGGATGGAAACCTAGCACTCCAGTTCAAGGCAGCCACGAGCACGGGCGCCACCGCTGAGGCGAACAAATTCGGCAATTCAAGCGCGCTCTCTACGGTCGGGTCGAAGATCGCCGCGTTCTACTCTGACGCGTTCTCGACCTTCGCGGCCGGGTTCGGGTTCCGCGGCACGCTGTATTGTGGCCCCGCCTCGATCGCTGACTCCAGCGGAACGCCTGGCAACGCGACTCAGAACGCTCCCAAGGGCAAGGCCGCGATCGCGAATGCTGCCACGACATGCGTGATCACCAATGATCAAGTCGACTCGCAATCCGTCGCCAATATCATCTGGGAGTCAAACCCTGGCCAATTTTGGTGGGTGACCTACAACGCTGGTAGCTTCACACTGAATCTCGCCGCGGGCGCCGCGGGCGCGAAAACCTTCCGTTGGTTCCTGGTGAAGTAATGTTCTACTTTGCTCTATACAGCTCAGCTGACGGCAAGACCCCGGCCACCGCAGCCACGCCTACGGTTGCAACCTACCGTGACCGCGATGACGCCGCGCGCACGCCACCGTCGATCGTCAATCGAGGCGGTGGAATTTACCAAGTTGTGCCGTCGATCGCAGACGAAATGATCGGAGTCGGGTTCGAGATCGACTGCGGCGCGGGCGTTACTCCGGCGCGTGTCTCGGGAACCGTAGGCTCCTCGACTTTGTTTTGGGCTGTCTACAATGCGGCCGGCGCCCCCGCGGCCTACGTCGGTACGCCCGCGATCACCACCTACCTACACCCGACCGGTAGCAAGCCACCGCCTCAGGTTAAAAACTTGGCTGGCGGGCTGCGCTGCTTTACGCCGAGCACGGAAGATCTGGCAGTGGGTGCGGTGTTCGAGCTAGACAACCAGATTGGTGCTACGGTCTACCCGGCGCGGCTCTACGGCAACGTGAGCGACGGAATCGCTCAGACGCTCAACGTTCCACCGAGCAACACGCTACCCGCCGAATCCGGCGCCGCTCTCCCTGATCGGCGCGACTTCGCCGTCGACTTCAAGACGGGCAAGTTTATTTGGTCGGGCTCTCAGCTCACCTTTACTTCTGGCGTTGCTGCCGTGGCACAGGCTGTTCAGATCGCGCTGAGTATACAGCTCGGTGAGTTCTTTGCGGACACGAGCGCGGGTGTGCCTTGGTTCGGCGGTATTCTTGGCAAGACCGCTAACCTCAACGCTATCCGTCAAATCCTACGAGCCAAGATCCTCGCGGTCCCTGGCGTGCTAGCTGTGAACAAGCTAGACCTGAATTTCAACAAGTCGGCTCGCTCTCTCTCAATTACCTGGGCAGCGTCAACAGACCTAGGCGAAATCTCCGGCGCAGTCACAAGAGGCTAAAATGGCTTACGGAATTACTAGCTCTGGTTGGGTCGCAAAATCGTTCGAGCAAATCAAGGCTGACCTAGAGAGCGCGCTTCGCACCTTGTTCGGCGCGACGATCGATCTCACAGCTGACTCTG